TCCCCGATCCTCCACGAGGACACGTGGGAGGAGATGAACCGGGACTGGCGTGAAGTGTGGCGCTCGTATTGGAACCGAAAGAATGGATGGTCCGATGAGTGAGGTTATTCCCTTCCCACAGCAGGGTAATCCGAACCAGGAAGTGCTGATCTGCGAGTGCGGGTGCTACACTTACCACATCACGGGTGCGGGTGAAGCCGTATGCGCATACTGCATGGCCTCAGAAAGCCTCTCAGAGCTTGCTGGAGAGGCATTCTTGCGTGCCCAGTGGTTGGCACTGCTAAAACCAGAAAACGCGCCCAGCCCCCCTCCCAAGGTCGCCAATAGCGTTGTTATGGATGACCGGGAGTTTGTCTTCCGCCGCGCGATGCAGAGCATAGACCCGACAAAGACGGTGGTCCTCATCGCCATACAGGACGATGGCAAGATCACCACCTGCGGTGGAGTGTTCGATGATCAGACCAGGGCGTGGCTGAAGGAGATCGTTGACGCTGCCTATGAGCAGCTGGTCAGAGTCTGACCCTGCCGACCATCATGTCCAGGCCATGGCGCTGACCTGGTTGCGTGGGCGCTTTGTACGCCTTGTCAGCTTACGGGCAATCATTTCCGTCATTTCTCCGCGTGCCGCGAGGCAGGCGTATTGCAGGGAGTCGCAAGGGTGCGAATACTGGTTTTTCTCGGGTGTTGGCTTGCGCTGTCCACTCTTGGTCTTTCCGTAGCGGTAGCCGCCCGACATCCCGCGAACGAGAGTCTTACACCTTGCACCATCAAACACTATCGCTGGCCCGCCATCCCTCTGTCCGAGAAGAAAAGCCTCGACGGCCATAAGACGCGGCTCAAGATCGTTGGTGGGAGCGGGAAAAGCAGAAAAACCAAGCCGCTTAAGCGCATCAAAGCACGTCTCCTCGTAGATCGAGCTCTTTGCCACCCCTGACGGGTCGCCGATGACGGCGATGGGCAGGCCCATATAGCGCGGGTCCATGAGGGCTGGGCGTAGCGAGCGCTCGATGTGCATCTCAAGCCCAACGTCTTCGGCTGGCACTTCTTCGAGGACGAGCAGCCTTCCAAGGTGGTCGAGCTGGCAGATGATGCTCCAGGGGTCACGTCCGAAGTCCTGACCGATCAGCAGGGGACGGTTGGGGATAGGTTCGAGCCCTTCCTGTGCGACGTGGAAGGACATCTTGAAGGATTCGCGGAAAACCGCCGTGCCGGAAGGATCATCGCCATATTGCGCGTGTACGTAACGCTTGCACCAGTCCGCCGAGTTCGAGCGGATGAAGCGTTCGTAGTAGGTGCGGCCCTGTGCGCGCCTGCGAGGGTCATCTGGGGGCAGCTTGAGGGTCTCGGGTGTCTGGGTGAGCCATTCGAGGTTTTCGGCGTCCACGTCCATCCCACCGGGCTGGATGAAGATTTCCCAGTCCTCGGGAGTGTTGAGCTCCATGAAAGTGTGCCACGGCGAGCCCTCGGAGGGCATGTTGGTGTCGGCAATCATGCCAAACCACGTCGCACCGCCCATTGCAGCGCTGGGATAGCGTCCTACGCGACCTGCAAGCGGGGAGATGAGCCCCACATCCATCTCGATACACTCGGATAGCCATGCGCCGGTAAGCTGCATGGAGAGCAGTCTGCGTTGATCTTCGGGGGTATCGAGGGGGATGAGGAGCCATTCTGAGCGAACGTCTCCGATGGTGACGAAAATGGTGTTCTCGGAGACCTTGAAGGTGCCCATGCCCTTGAGCCAGGCGGTGATGTCCTTGAGAACGGTGTCCTTCAGCTGCTTGAGGGTCTGTCGGACGATGGCGAAACGGGTGTATCTGAGGCCATCTGGGGCGGGTTCCTGCTCACATGCTCGTCGGAAGAGCTCGAAAATGCAGGCTGTAGTCTTGCCGGAACCCACTGGCCCCGCGATCAACCTGCCGAACTTGTCCGATTTCATGAAACGGGCGCATGTCGGCGGGGCAATGTAGGTGATTTCAGTCATCTTTGACCTCTACTGACGCCCCTTCGATTACTTTGGCGGGTAACTCCTTCTCGAATGTCAGCTTCGAGTCGGCACCGAGGTTGATCGTGACCGAAAAACGCTCTCCGCCGCCTTCCCCTGCACCATTTTGGGTCAATCCCATACCGGCCAATTTCATCAAAACTTCAAACAGTTTTGCCTTTCCAGGGAGGGCTTCGCTCTGGTCAGAGAGGCGGGCGTAAGCCTCAGGCAACCAGTGTTCGATGAGTGACGCAGCCTTCAGTTTGGTGCGTTCGTGAGTGTTGGTGACCGAGTGCCAAGCCTGGATCTGCTCCGCGAGAAGGGCCTGGAAGGCGTCGGACGATTGTATGGATTCCCACTCTTTCGTGCTGATTTGGAGATTTTTCAGTATGTCTTCAATACTGTAATGATCAATGGCGATTTCACGTGCCAGATGTAACAGTTTGTCATTTCCGATATTAAGTGGGAATAGGGAAGTGCCTGATGTAACCATGATGCAACTCAATAGTATTTGCACTGTTCTTTAGCTTTACTGTATAAGAGCATCATGGTCCAGACGCATCCGACACGAGGCGCCCTCCGTGTTGTTCCGCCTGCGGAGCTGGAAACAGAGCTGAAGCGGCAGGATGAGGAGCGCGTTAAACAGTCAAGCGCCGTCTCTGACGAGGCGCTGACCTCCCTTGCTGGCCATATTCGGACGAGGTTCGAGGTGTTTCGGAACCACCGGGATTCAAGCTCCGGGTGGAACGAGCGCCTTGTTTCCGCGCTACGAACCTTCAATGGCGAGTATGACGCCGAGAAGCTGCACGAGATCGAGAAGTTCGGGGGTTCCAAGGTCTATGCACGCATCATTGCGATGAAGTGCAGGACAGCGAGCTCGCTGCTTCGGGATGTGTATCTGACGCCTGATCGCTCGTGGGGCATCGCCGCCCCCGCAGATCCCGACGTGCCGGAAGAAATCATTGCCAAGATCCAGACGCTGGTGAACTCGGAGGTGATGTATCTCCAGCAGGCGGGCCAGCCAGTCGATCCTGGGATCATCAGAGATCGCACCATGCAACTCATGGAAGCGGCGCGTGAGGCGGAGAAGAAGCAGGCGGCAAAACGCGCCCAGATTGCTGAAGAGAAGATCGAGGAGATCCTGAACGACGGCAGCTTCTACAAGGCGCTGGCGGAATTTCTGGTTGACCTCCCCCTCTTCCCATTTGCGTGCATCAAGGGTCCGGTGGTCAAGGTTACCCCGAAGGTAACGTGGAAAGGTGGCGTACCGGAAGTATCCCAGGAACCCCGCCTCTACTGGCAGCGCGTTTCACCCTTCGACCTCTACTGGTCCCCCGGTGTCAATGACATCGAGGACGCCGAGATCATCGAACGGACGACCATCACGCGGGCCGAGCTCAACGACCTGCTCGACCTGCCAGGATACAACCATGAGGCCGTAAGGGCGGTTCTGGAGGACTACTCCAACGGTCTCTATGAGCACTGGGATTCAACCGACAGCGAGCGAGCCGAGGCTGAGAACCGCGAAAACCCCCATACCAACGACACCGGGATCATCACTTGTCTTGAGTACCACGGCAACGTGCAGGGTAAGTTGCTCAAGGAGTATGGGATCGAGGACAAGCTGCTGGGGGGCAAGGAGTTCGACGAGCTCCGCGACTATTACGTCCAGGCTTGGCTGATCGGGCGGCACGTTATCAAGGTCCAGTTCTCGCCCTCCCCTCGCAACCGACACCCCTATTTCATCACGTCATTCGAGAAGATGCCTGGTACGCCGGTAGGTAACGGGCTGCCGGACATCCTCGATGACATTCAGGAAGTGTGTAACGCTTCCTTGCGTGCCCTGGTCAACAATCTGGCCATCTCCTCTGGCCCGCAGGTGGTGGTCAATGACGACCGGCTGTCGGCTGACGAGGACGGCGAAGAACTATATCCGTGGAAGCGGTGGCACATCACCTCTGACCCGCTGGGTAACAACTCGCAGGTGCCAATCTCGTTCTTCCAGCCCACCTCGAACGCCCAGGCGCTGCTCACGGTTTACAAGGAGTTCAACAATATCGCTGACGACCTGTCAGCCATTCCGAAATATGTGAGTGGAAGCGGCACATCCGGGGGCGCTGGACGCACCGCTTCCGGTTTGGCGATGCTGATGGGCAACGCCTCGAAGATCCTACAGACTGTCGCGGCCAATATCGACCGGGATGTGATGGAGCCCCTGCTTCGTCAGCTGTTCGACATGCTGATGCTCACCGACCAGTCGGGCATCCTGCGCGGCGACGAGTCCGTCAAGGTCATGGGTGTCAACGTGGCCGTCCAGCGTGAGACGCAGCGTGCTCGTCAGCTTGAGTTCCTGCAGATCACGGCTAACCCGCTCGACATCGAGATTACGGGCAAGAAGGGCCGCGCGGCGGTCCTGCGCTCGGTGGCACAGACCATCGGCATCGACGGTGAGATCATCGTGCCGCCTGACGACGTGCTGGAAGCGAAGGACCAGCAGGACGAGCAGATGCAGCAGCAGATGATGCAGCAGGAACTAGCTGCACAGGCCCAGGGCGGCCAGCAGTCTCCGGCTGTGACGGGCGACATGGGTCCGAGGACCAGCATTGCCGGAGGAATTGGGTAATGGCGAATTTCATGAAGGGACTCACTGAGGGCTTCAATGCCGCCAAGGGGTCGTCCCGGACGGCGGCGGAGAAGGCCGCCAATCGTCAGAAGGTGAAAGATTTCTTTTCTGGCAAGAAGGAGAAGTCCGATCCCAGCTCTGACAAGGTGGAAGTGTCTATGCTGAAGCGCGGCGGCAAGGTGGCTAAACCCAACCCGTTCGCCAAGGCAGCCAAGGGCAAGCCCGCTGGCAAGGGCAAGGCTCCGTTTCCGTTCTTTACCAAGGGTAAACCTCCGGCGAAAAAGGGGAAGAAGTGATGGCTCTCCCTAAGAACCCCATGAATGGCAAGGTCGGCGCGATTGTCGATAAGCTCAAGGGTATGGCGCAGCAGCGCAAGGCAGCGGGGAATGTTAGCGCGGTCAATCGCCATGGCCAGCGCTTTCCTACCTCGCGGGGTAACAAGAAGTTCGGTGAGTTTGCGACATCCGTTCTTGACAAGATGAAGCAGAAACGCGCCGTTCCCGCCTTCAAGAAGGGCGGAAAAGTCGGTTCTACGCGGAAGAAGTGAGGCTCCCTATGGCAAGCAAGATCAAGTCCACGAAGTCCGCCTCCTATGCCAAGGGAGGCTCAACGCGCATGTTCGGTAAGCAGTCGGCAGGGGTGCAGGTGCCTGGGCAGACCGCTACCAAGGGCTCTGGCGGCGGTAAGTTCGCCAAGGGCGGGAAGACCCGCATGTTTGGTAAGCAGGCCGCAAGTCCGGCCAAGCCCTGCTAAGGAGAGAATTGATGGCTGGTTACTACAAGATTGACAATGAGGACATCGAGAAGGTGGTTGCCGGCCTTGACCGTGTAGCCGCCAATCAGGCCGACAGTGAAGCGAGTAATGTCGCAGAGCTCGTGGCCGATTTCAATGACCTTCTGGCAAAGCTCAAGGCGGCTGGCCTTATGGAACCTGACGCTTAAGAGGTCAGCATGGTCAAGATGCCGAAGCCGGAACATCGGGCCAACAAGGGGTTCGTCGATGAAGACGTGCCCCTCGGTGGCAAGGCGCAGTCTACAGGCGGCGATGTCTATCGTCGCTACATGAACGACTATTCCAAGAACCTCAAGCGAGATCCGAATGACGACCTCGATTTCGGTCGTTCGTAAACTGATTGAGAGGTCCGCAGCGCTGGCTCGGACCTCTCCCAATTCGTGGGCCGAGTTTATCGAAGCTCTCGAAGCCTACTCAAACGAGCAGCGAAATATCCTTGTCCAGTCGCCACTCGACGTACTCCAGGTAACACAAGGACGAGCTCAGGCAGTGTCTCAGCTCCTCGAACTGTTGCGGGACTGCGTGCGACGTGCCGACAAGCGAGAGAATAAATCATGAACAAACAGCAGGTTACAGACGCCCCCGCTACCCCTATTCCGGCCGCAGTACGAGCCGCCGCTGAACGGGCGAACAAGCTGTACGAGGAAGCATATTCGGCTCCTGAGCAGCAGGAGGAACAGCAGGAGGAACAGCAGGAGGAACAGCAGGGGGAACCCCCTGCCGAACCGCAGCCCCCAGAACTCAAGATGGATTCTGGACACGTTACCTCGGAAGGT